GGGCATGTTTAGATCAAGGATATTATGTTATTGGAGTAGATAAAAAAACATATGCAGCTAACATCCAATTTCTTGACGAATTGGCGGCTAACTCAAGATTTAAATTTATAGAAGCAGATATAAATGACTTAGATATGCTGTATGATTGTGATTACATTATTAATACAGCGGCGGAAACTCATGTCGACAATAGTATTGTTAGCAGCGATGTGTTCCTGCGAAGCAATGTTAACGGTGTGCATCATTTATTAAATTTAATTAAAGAAAGACATCGTTTCAAAATGCCTATACTTTTGCACTTTAGTACAGACGAAGTATACGGTGATATTGAAGAAGGCTCACATGTTGAAACAGATCTTCTTAAACCAAGTAATCCTTATTCAGCAACTAAGGCAGCAGCCGATCAATTAATACTAGCTTGGGCTAGAACATTTAAGGTACCTTATGTAATTGTTCGACCTACAAACAATTATGGCATCGGTCAATACACAGAAAAGTTCATTCCAAAAAGCATTAAAAGTTTGCAGCTAGGTAGATCTATTCCACTTCATGACGCCGGACTACCTCGGCGTACTTGGTTACATGTAAGCGATACTGCTAGTGCTATTATTAAAATTATAGAGACTGGCGTACAAAATGAAATTTATAATATATCAGGCAATTATGAAGAACAAAATATTAAAATTGCCATGCAGATCATTGATGCCTTTGTGTCACACGATCCTAACCATGGAGAATATCTAGATTTATCAATTACAAGACCTGGGCAAGATGTTCGCTATAGTATCGATGATACTAAGCTAAAAGCCCTTGGCTGGCGACCAAGGGCTGTTTTTGAAGTTGAATTAATTAAAATGGTAGAATATTATTCTAAAACATTTATATGGTAATTAGTATCTGTATGTTTCAGGTTTAAAAGGTCCTTCAACCGCCACTCCAATATAGTCGGCCTGATCATCGGTTAGTGTAGTTAATTGTGCACCTACATGCTCTAAATGCAATCTAGCAACTTCCTCGTCAACAGATTTTGGCAGTAGGTATAATTTAATTTCTTTATATAAATCAGTATTTCTATTTTTCCAAAGCTCTATTTGCGCAAGTACCTGATTTGTAAAACTATTACTCATTACATAGCTAGGATGTCCTGTAGCGCACCCTAAGTTTACCAACCTACCCTTTGCCAATACAATAATTTTAGTACCATCGGGTCTAGTCACGTGATCAACTAAGGGTTTAATTTCGTCCCAAGACCAATCTCGTATACCAGCAATATCAATTTCCGAATCAAAATGTCCAATGTTACATACTATAGAATTGGTCTTCATACGACTCATATGCTCTCTAGTAATAACATTAATATTTCCTGTAGCTGTTACAAAAATATCTGCTTTGTCGGCAGCGTAATCCATAGTTACTACACGGTAACCTTCCATAGCGGCTTGTAATGCACAGATAGGATCAATCTCAGTTATCCAAACTTGAGCACTTAGTGCTCGCAATGCTTGAGCTGATCCTTTACCTACATCACCGTAACCAGCTACAACTGCTATCTTACCAGCTATCATAACATCAGTGGCACGTTTAATTGCATCAACTAGGCTTTCTCGGCAACCGTAAAGATTATCAAATTTACTCTTAGTCACTGAATCATTTACATTAATTGCCGGCAACATTAATGTTTTGTTCTGTATTCTTTCATTAAGTTTGTGGATGCCGGTAGTAGTTTCTTCGCTGACGCCAACAATGTTATCAATTAGTTCTGGATATCTATCGTGTACTAAACCAGTAAGATCATGTCCGTCATCGAGTAGTAGATTGGGAGTCCACTTATTAGGTCCGGATAATGTTTGCTCTATACACCACCAGTATTCCTCTTCAGTTTCGCCTTTCCACGCAAAAACTGGAATACCGCGGGCTGCTAGAGCAGCAGCAGCATGATCTTGTGTTGAAAAAATATTACAACTAGACCAGCGTACTTCTGCGCCTAGGTCTACTAGAGTTTCAACTAATACCGCAGTTTGAATTGTCATATGTAGACTACCGGCGATGCGAGCGCCTTTTAAAGGTTGTTCTTGTTTATACTTTTCACGTACAGCCATAAGGCCAGGCATTTCGTGCTCAGCAATATCTATTTCTTTTCTTCCCCAATCAGCTAGGGAAATATCTGCAACTTTATAATCCATTATTTTTCCTTTTTAATTATTTTAGGCGATTCTTCATAAGTTTCTTTAGGATGTTTGGTATTATGCAATAACCAAGCACCGTAATTTATAAATGCAGCAAAAGGATAGGAAAAAATTGCAAGAACTGCTGACAAACAAATTCCTGTAAATAAAAACAAAATAGTAAAAATTGTAAAAATAGTTTCTAACATGAGATTCCAAAAACCATTTACACCAATATCTATTTCTGGATCTGAAGAACGTCCTGTATTATTTGCTCTAATATGCATTCTTAATGTTTCTACTTGTTCTATAAATCGCATTACTAAAATTTCTAATAATCCACGATAGAGCTCAGTCATAAATTTTGCTCCACTGTTTAAGTTTAGTTTCTTTATTACCTACCGCTGTATTAACGGCATCTGGTCTAATTAGACCATGAATTGTTAATAAATTTATCATACATAAAACATCCCCTACTTCTTGTTCTAATTTTTCTCTATGCATTATTCCATCTTTATGTTGTTGATCGATTCCGAATCTAAAAATTTTAGAAATTTCTTGAATTACTTCTGCGCACTCTTCTTGAGCAATTACAAGTATTTCTCTTTGTTTATCATTCATTGATTAAATCCATTTCTTCTACAATTGGTATGACAGACCAATTGGCACCTTCAGTTAAATCTTTGGCCATAGCGTTTGCAGCATTCATAGCTGCATTGTAGGAAATATAGGCATTTTCCAGTATTCGATTGCCATCATTGGTTTCAGCCATTGCCACAAAAATTTTCATATGTTTAGTATACAATATTAATTAAACGAAGTCAACTACGCGAGCATCAGTGCAACTTTTGCACAAACTTTTTTCTGAATAACAGTTTTTGGCATTTTCTTCTAGAATCATTTTCATTTCGTTGCCAGTAAATAATTCATCATAACTTTGTGTGAGTAAATTTCCTAGGATGTGTTTATTATCATAATCCATGCAACACAAAACGACATCGCCGTTTGGTAACAAAACGGTTTGATCATACTTTTCAGCTTTACCGCACACCACTGATTTTTCATGTTTGAGGACAAAATTAATTGGTTGATCTTTTACTTGTTCTTTGTTTAAACTGCCAGCACGATCATGTCCAAACCAATTGTACAATTGAATACCAAGATGTTCTAAATCTTTATGTATTTTACCATGATTACTCATAGTCATTGCTTCAAGTTTAATACCTAAATATTGGACTATGTTACTCATTGCTCTGAAAACATACTCCCAATCTTCAGAATATTTCCAACCGCGCATGTTACCGTATTCATCAGGAAAGTGAATTGAAAATACATCAATTTGATCCTTATAATTTATTAACAACTCAGAAACTTCGTCCACGGTATTTGTATTCCAGTTGTACAAAGTGGTATAGATAGCCACATCATGACCACGTTCTAATGCATACGATAACATTCGAGTACAATCTGGATTCACCCAGGCTTCGGCCATTCCACTAAAATCAATACGGGTATCCCATGGTAATTTATCAACAGCAGTTTTAAAAGTTTCTAAAGTCATATACTTAGGATCCTCTATTCCATAAGCATCTCTAAGATTATCTTGAGGACAATAGTTGCACATTAATGGGCAACCAATCATGGTTGTTACTTCCAAAGTGGGTCTTGACATAGTATTAGTTATCGCGTTTTTGTCGTGGAGTTGTATCTTTATCTCTTGTTACAGCTTTTCTTCCTGGATGCTTAATTTGAATTCTAGTCAACTCTGGATCTGGAGTTTCTAGTTCTTTAAAGCTTCGTTCTTGGACTTTGGTTATTTCCTCTAGTAGAGATCCTTTTTCTATAATATTTCTAACATATGGGCCCGCAGGTCTGTTTTCTATTTTACAGCGAATTGATAATAATTCTTTTTTAGGATTTTCGACATCATGTATGCTAATCTCTGGTCTAGTTTTTGATCCTATATACGATGCAGTGAGGTCAATGTTTCTCAACTTGTATTCAAGATTTTTGAATCTTAAAATTTTAAATCCGCCTTTGGCAAAATCAACTAGTTCAACATTAGAATCACCCAAGGTGGCAAAATGTGTGATAGCATGAGCCACATTGTCTACAAATCTAGCTTCTTCTGCATTGTCGTCGCCGGCTAATCGTATTTGTAATTCGTCAACTATTTGTCTATACATGTATTCAATGGCTTTGAATTGATCTTTCTTGGCCTCGCGTTCGTATTTGGCTGTATAAGGCGTGACATCTATTCCAAAATAACCAAATAATTTATTCATTGTTTCCATGCTAGTACCACTTACTTGACCAAATTGAGCTACGCCACCAACTTTTAAACTGGCATTTAGTTTAAGTGTTCGCATGGCGCCATTTTTATCTTTAATTGCCACCCACACATCTGATTTCTTTTCTGTTTCGCTAGCAGCACCGTCGGCCATAATGTTGATTTCATCCGCACGACCGTTAAGATAAAAATACTTACTGTATCTTTCAGCCATTGGATTGTTAACATAGGCAGCAGCACTAGCCAGTTCATTTGTTAACAACTTTCTCTTGAGAGGATTCATTAGGTCTTGATAAGGAGCAGTTTTTAATTTAAGTATAAAACTAATGGTATCTGCTATGTTGCTTTCGGCATCATTTACAGTTACACTATAAGTATCATCGCCTTGAGCCTGTAATGTATCTAAAACATTTGTTATATCTGCTGGAGTTACTTGTCCTACTTCCTCGCCAGGTTGTCTTTTAGTAAATTTTGCAAACATAGCTGCACCAAGGATACCTTCACTTACTTCGCCTCTGTTACTGATAGTTGCTTCTTTACTGTGATTAAGTGCAGATTGAATTGCGCTGGTTGTTCCAAATACATAAAAATACACATTGTCTTCGGTACGGAATTCATATACATCTGTTCCTTTGCCAAATCCTGTGATAATTTCGCTTTTATTAACCAAGGACTCAAGACCTTTAGATTTATTTGTAAGCTCAATAATACCAGCTGTGTCAAGTCCCAAAGCAGCCAATTGACTGGATAGCTGTTGTCCAGCGGCACCGTTACTGAAAATAAATTTATGACCAGGACCGTACTTGCTAAGTGTTACTTCGTTAAGAATAATATTAATTAAATCACGCATAAAACATATTTACCGGTTTTTTATATTCTGTTAAATCATGTTGCAATGCAATAAATATATGTACATATTTAAGGAGAATCAAACAATGGACTTACAAAGTCTCGCATACCGTCTGCGTGGAATATTTTCTAATCGAAGAAAAACACAACTTGAGCAATACATTGAAAGTAAACATCCTAAAACTGGTGCTGATGTAGAACATTGGTTACAACAATGGACTTACAATAATCACAAAGATTATCTTGGCCTATAATCTTTCAATATCATCTTCAACACAACGTTCTCCATATTGTATTTCTACTATAGTACAAGGTTTAGTAAAAGGATTGGTTAACTGATGCCACGCATCTTTTGGCACACGCCACTCGTCATATTTTCCTAATATTTTTGGTGGTTTAGATAAGTCCCCGGGTAAAGCCATGTTAATCATACAGGCGCCTTCGGTTACCATCCAATACTCACTGCGATAATGATGTCGTTGCATGCTAAGAGTTTGACCAGGTAACACTGTTAAAGTTTTAACTTTTGCTCCTGGAATTTCATTTAAGACTGTGTATGATCCCCAAGCTCTTTGTACTTCTACAGAAGTCCAGCGTTTTAAAATGTCGCTACTACTGTTTTTCTTAGAGCTTCCTCCTACTCCAAAAACAAACTCTACTCCAGATTCAGTTGATTCTGGTATGTTGTCTTTTGTACGATCGCCACCATTGGCAAAAATTAACCTAGCATCATAATAATGTGCCCTTACTTGTTGTATAAAATGTTTTGCCGACCCATCTTCGTCGTCAAATGTGTAAACTTCGTCTACCATTGACAAATTATTAAGTATGCACAGTCGTTCATTCCAGGGCATAAAGGCACGACCTTTTTTTCGTTCAAGCCATTCATCGCTATTAAGTCCAACTATTAGCATATCGCCTAGTGTACTTGCTTCTTTCAGGTAAGCGATATGTCCAGAATGAATAGGATCAAAACCTCCGGTTGCTAATACAATTCTCATTCTTTTATTCTATAAAAATCTTTATTGAGCCAGGTTGTAATTATTTCTTCTTGTTTTACATAACCATACTTATTAATACATTGTTCTACGCTTTCATTGACTAAATTTAATTCAATTAAATCATGCCAGGTTGTTTGTTGTGGATCTAAAGGTAATACTTGGCTCTTATACACAGCAACATACAACCATAAACTGTTTTCTTCTTTATAAAAGTAGGCGTCCTTGCAATCAAAACCATTTACCCCAAGCATATACATTAGATTTACAATATTATGATTAAAAAACCATCCATTATGGCTTATGTTGTTTAGTCTATTATTTTTATAATGCACGCCTTGTGGAAGAGATAAAATTAACATACCATTGACACTCATCATTTCATTCCACTTATATAAAGTATAAATTGGATTGGTCATGAATTGGAAAGTATCGTGACACCATAATAAATCTATTTGTCTTGGAATGAATCTATCTGGATCTTCTAAATTCGCCTGTATTATTTTAACATTGTCTAAAGAAGCTACATCTTCTCTAATTTGTATAATATTTTTGTCAACTGCATAACAAATGTAATTCCGTGGTTCGGGCGGATCTTCTCTAGTTTGAAGTTTTGCCCACCATTCAATATTTGATCCATCGCCGCAACCAAAATCAGCAATTACTTCTAAACTATCTAAAAAACTATCATAGTGATATAATAAATCTCTTATAAACTGAGTATGGTTGTAGCTTTCTTCTCTGTTTTTAAATAAACCCATTTTGTATAACCTCTATAATTATTTTTTCTTTCAATGGTTTTAATCTTGATTCTAACTGGTGACACGCTTCTGCTAACTCTCGTTCTGATCCCCATGTCATATTATGAATTAAATTGGTGGCCCATCTTCCGCAGGTATCTTTTTCAATTTGAATATCAACGGCGTTATTTTTAGGACGAGCATTTAAACATAAAATCCAATCTCGCAAAATATTATTAGCGTGTTCTTTATAATCCATTATACAATAATGTCTTCCATGCCGGCTGTCCTTAGACGAACTACATGACCCAACATAAAGTTTTTACTTTCTAGGCCTTTCATAACTCCAAGCCATTTGTTTCTAAGCAAAGCAACTTCGTTAATGATAGTTTCAAAGTCAATGACTTCGTCTTCGCCATCTGTATACTTCTCCGCGTCGCGACTTGTAAGAGCTCGGGCATAAGATTCCAAGTATTTTTGAAAATGTTTTCGTCTAATCTTGCGAAGTTGTATATTAAGATAGTTAAGTATAGCCTCAATCTCCTGAAGCTGGTTAAATCTGTGCTCTGTAACACCCGGTAAATTCGCAGCGGACTTTTCAACATTACCTCGTATAAATGTTTCTGTTTTTGCCTGTACAAGTTCACCTTCATAATAATCAATGAAGGCCGGTATCTCTCCCAGATCTGCAACAACACGATTATACCACATCAGTCTTCGTAATCAATTTCTTCGTCTTCGTCGTCAAGATATTCTTCAACGGCTCTTTTTGTATAACTATCAGTTCCGCCAAACTCTCTTAATTCCTTATCGCTTAAATTATCAACTAACAAGCTTACCAAATTATCTGCAGCAGCTTGGCGTTCTTTTGCAGGAATATATTCTTTAAGTGTAATATATGATTCAATAAGTACGTCAATTTCTAAACTCATGTTACTTGTTCCTTAAATTTTGTTGAAAATAAATCTGATGCACACGAGGTACATGTTTGTTGTTTACATTTCATTGGATTTTTAAACAATGAAAAATTTTTGTCATACAAATTACCTAATATATCATTGCGACAGTTGCCGGTATATACAGTATAATCATAGTCAATAAAAATACTGTCTACTCCAACGTTACAGTACCAATCTTTCCAATGGTGCAAGTTCTTAGAATGCAATTGATCTGTTGATACTTCAATTGTAGTTCCATCTTTTAAAAACACCACTGCATTGCAGTGTTCATTTTTTTGTAAAGTTGTCATCGAAAAAGTCTATTTTTTGAGCTTTTATAGGCAATGGTAATTTACCCTCTTTAAAATCATAAATTGGATGCATATAATTATCTATATTCATTGTATCAAGATAATTTTTATACTTTATAATCCTATCCTGATGCCAAGGTTCATTCATAATATTGACTTTTATACTGCAATTAGTCTGTTTTGACAGTTCATTTATTGTTGTAACAACACGAAAAAATTTATCTTCATTTATAAATTCACTGTGAGTAGAAAAAGTAATCCAATTACAGTATCGTAAGGCTTCGGTATAATATTTTATGTTTGCTGTGCCATTGGTGATAAAACCTATATTTGAAATTATGTCTTTATATTCGGCGTGTAACCAACGTAAGAAAGGTAGAAAATTTTTATTTAATGTGTTTTCTCCGCCTAAAAAAGATAACTCATATTTTTTTAAATTTGTATGATTTATTTCAAGAATTCTTTGCCAGCTTCGTTGAAGCTCAGTAAGTGATTTATCTTCAGAATTATAACTGTGCCACATGTCAGGGCAATAGCTACAATTATAATTGCACCTGGTTCCTATTAGCCAATGTACAATAAAACTTTTAAAGTAAGGTTCTACTTTAATAATAGGATTATCTTGACTTACTGTGACATGATTTTCACTCTTGTTCATTATTAATAATCTGATGAGGATTACTTGTATAATCCGCTATCACTTTGTCTAAAGATTCATTTTCATTGCGTTCCCATGCCTTACGAAACTGCTTAATTATTGTTCCGTCAGACAATGTATAAACAAGACTGTTGCCTTCTTTCTTTAAAAGTCCTTTACCTTCAAACATATCAACTAGTCCCGAATACGGATTCATGCCTGACTCATAAGGGATCTTAACTTGTACACTTTCAAATGGTTTGGCATACCGGGTTTTCATGATCTTACATGCAGCACGGATACCTTTTACCTCTGAGATCTTGTTGCCATCTTCATCTTCTTTTAGCTTGAGCTTACGCATGGCAACCACAATACTGCTAGCATAGATAAAGCCTTGCCCGCCCGAGATCTTGTCATCTGGGTCAAACATATCCTGGCTAGCGTATGTGTGATTGGTGGCCACTAGACCGATGTTTAAGCTGCCGAACATGTTAACACAGTTACGAACAAGTGCTGTGAGTGCTTTGGGCTTACGACCCATGTCACCTTTAAGATCGCCTGCTTCAAACTGGTTTACATCAGTTGGTGTTAACAACATACCCAAACTATCTAGCACAATTAATACCTTGGGACGTTGATCTTCGGGTAATGTTTTGTACTCTTTCACGAACTCTGTAATCATTTTGGCAACATCATCAATCATGGCCATGTTGAGTTTGAGAAGCTTATCTTCAGAAGTATCGACGCCAAGTGCGTGGAGCCAGGCTTCGTCAAGTGCGTTTTCAGTATCGATGAGAATAACATATATACC